CTTAGAGACGCTTGCTTCGTATCCGCCTGGGGCGGGCAAAACAACGTTACCCGCCAAACGGTGGACCAAGAATCGTACAAATGGAAGGAATACCATCGGGATTGTTGAACCTTTCCACTATCTCAGACTCTGTCCAGCGAGGGCAGCCGGACCTGGCCCCGGAAACGCCACTCGCCGGGACTCCTCAGAGGGGGCACTCCCCTGCCTCGGCGACGGAAGGAATACTCGTGACCGATGCCCCACCGCCGTCTCCACCTGTGCTCCCAACCCCGGACTTTGTTGACCCAGAGCCTATCACCTGGGCCGACCATACTACAGAGGGGTTGCCCACTCCGCCGCGTTTCCCTACCCCCGATGCTCCACTTGCAGCGATACCTGCCAACCCTGTTGCTCATGCACTCGGTCAGGTCCCTGTCCCTGCCTGGGACCGAGTGCCAGAGGATGATGATGTTTCCCTTGATGTGAACACTGTGGTGGGCCCGACGCAAGAGCAGATCGACAACCCAGATGTTCCATTTCCCCCCCAGCGCCCGAGACCGCCGCAGCTCCTCAGCAACGCACCCCCGGGGCGACCAGATCTCGGACTGACAGGGTGGGCTCCCCCTTGGGCACAAGGTGCAATCGATCCCCGTGATGGAGTTGCAGCTCGGATTGAGGTGCTCACGCGACGTGTCGACGAGCTTGAGGCTGTTGAAGCTCGGCTTGCGACGCAGTTCGCCCGGTTTGTGGTAGAACATGTCCAGGCCAGCGAGGAGAGGCTGATAAGGCAGTTCATCGCCACGTTGCAGTCGGTGGCCGTCGAAGGTGTGCCACCCCGTCAGCCGATTCGCCCCACCGGGGATGAGCTTCCACACCGACCAGGCCAACCTGTGCTGGGGCCGGAGCCACACCAACCTCCGCCACGTGTCATGGCCCCGGTTAGGTCTTCGCAAAGGTTCCGAGACCCACGTGATGGTGGAGCTTGACTCAGGGGATAGTCAGGGGTTGACGATCTTGAAAAAACCGACCAAGAATCGTGAAATGTCTCAACAACTTAGAGGATCCACAAACAGTGACGGATTCTATGTGCCCCGATTGGGGTACGAGCAAATGGAGCAGCGACCGCGGAGGATCGATCCGGCAGGTCGACCGCTTGACTTTGTCCGTCGTCCAGTCTCACTCGTTGCGCCGCCAGCGACAGGGACCACCCCGGGGGGCCTGCGCAGGATCGCCTTAAATATCATGCTGGGGTGCAATCTAGAAAGTGCCGGAGCATCGCGGAAGGAGTCTTGGCTCCTCGCCCCCTTGGAATTCATCGAAGAAGGGTTCGTGGCAAGAAGGATGGGTGCATGGGTCTCCCCCACGCTCATCAGGATGAGCCAGGCAGCATACGAGTATTGGGGTGAAGGCAGATGGCAGATCAATGGAGTTGGTGCTTTCGTCCGCCCCAACGATAACGAGGGGGGGGCGTTTATTGCAGCCTCCGCAGCCTACCAAATTGATTGCCTCCCGTGGATGTCGATGATCGAGATAGAGGGGGGGACAGACTTGGATCCACCTGCGGTCTTCAGTATGTTGATGTATGCCGCGATCAAGACTCCAGGCCGGGGCAACGAGGAGGGCTTTAGAACCCGTCGTCCCATGGCGGCGGCGCGAGCCACCAACCGGTACAATGAGGCCGGGGAACCGGAGTTCCCGCAATCGCTCATCCCCCAACTCCCACTGTACCATGGGGTCTCGACTGTGCTCATCGGGTCCCCGGCACTCAGGATCGGATTATGTCGAGTGCTGGCCGGGTTCGTCTTTAGTAACTCTGTCCCCCTCATCCATGGAGTCATGATCTCCCAAGTTCGGATCTGGAGAGGTCACCAGCTCGGGAGCTTCAACATGGTTAGGGACCTGGTGCTGGCGTACGGGCCAGTTCTTAGAGGCGTTCGAGCGCTCACGCCGGCCCTGGAGGCTTTCGATGCTCATCTGGCTCGTTACGTGGAAGTGGCGAGGGAGGACCCTCTTGTGGAGTTCAGAGCCCCAATCTACGGCCCACTGAACGATATGAAGGCAATCCGACCGTACACAATGCTCACGATGTACGCGAGAGATTTGTTGAGGGTCACAGCCACATCGGACGCCGCACGCCGTCAATGGAGGCAGTTCGCAGCGGATGTCCCTCCCGATCTGTCATACGAGGAAGAGCTGCAGACTCGGGCAGCTGCATTAGGTGTCACCCTCCCGCGCAGAGTTGTCGAAGGCACTTCTGCGCATGTGGACACTTGATTGACGCCGCCATCCCCTATGCGCAACCAATGTTGCATCTTTCATCTTGATCGCCGAGTCTCACGTGCTCATCACCAGTCAAACCGATACTCATCTTGAAAAAACCGACCCAGAATCATCAAAATGGAACCAATCAACTTTACCGTGTCAGGAATATTGGACGCCGGAAACCCTTTCTCTGCCGCACTGCTGCGTGGGGTTGAGGAGGGTGCCTTCCCGGCCAGGCATCTGCATGGGCATGTCGCTCCTTTCCCGACTGGGATTGAGCCTGAGGAGACAGCCTTGTCCGCGCGCCGTGAATTGCACAGGTTACAGCGTGAACTGCGCTTTGCCTCGACCACCCGATGCCCCGGGTGCGATGACCCGTCACATCTCTCATTGGCTGGGCTGCTTTATGAAGAAGTCGCCGCAATCGAGCCTGGCACGTATGTGGGGTGTGTCGCACATAGGTCTCTGACACCGGTGAGAGATGGGATAGAGATCTGCACCTGTGGATGCCTGATCGCACATCAGGGACACATGTGTCGTGGTCGATTCGGCTTTGTGAAACCGTCTCTCCAGGAGGAGCCTCCCACAACCGGGGCCCCCTGGCCGGGCTTGCTCTCCGGGGATGGGCAGATCCAGGGTGAGGGCATCTTGTGGTGCCGCATCCACAGAACATACAGTATAGTAGGTGAGTCGGGCCCAGACGCCGGTCTCGACCCGGGAACGTGTGGTTGCACTTTGGGAGGCCCCGGGCATACAATAAATTGGGATAGATTCTTCGTTGAAGCGTATGGGAGCACGTGGTACTGGGCCGGGACTTCTGGTCAAGATCAAGAGGCGATTCTCAGAGCATTGGCAGGTCAAGAGTCACGCTTCCTACCGCCGAGGAGCACACTTGGCTTCCCAGATGACATTTACATCCCAGGCAACCTTCCGCCCACCAGCGACACATCTGACCGAGGCAGGATCCTACATCTTCTGGCGCTCATGGGTATCTTCCCAACCACGGAGCAGCAGGAGGCCTATGGCATCGAGTGGGTAGACGTTGAAGTTACTGGCGAAGTGCTGATGGACCTGGTGATCGAATGTACCAATGCGATGTACGGGGACAGCCCCGGGTCCAGCCAGGTGAGCGTGCTCGCCCCTATGTTCAGAGAGATCGTCCCGCGGCTTGACACCACCTGGGGAAGAAGCACCACTCGAGCACACCCAGTCCGGATGCCTGGGGCCCGGACTTTAGCGCCTGGCCCGGAAATCGACCGTGCGGCCGTAGTAGATCACGGGGTTGTCCGCTGCCGGCGGCATGGGGAGATTGTGACAATTGAGGACTGCGGCCCGTACGGGGATACGGCTGGCTCATGTGGGTGTGGCCTCGGAACGTGCATGCACGTGGTCGGCGGGTGCGGGGAGGTAGTTCAATGGGGGAGGACGTGGCATCGACCACATGGGAGGCAATCTGATGACGATTTGGTGCAGGCCTTCGTTGCGGCGGGATGCAATCAGGTCGGGACACCGTGGTGGGACGGACTCTCGGTTCCTCCCCGTAGCGGCAGATACGTGCGGTATAATATCGAGTGGGACGTGATTGTCGATGGGGTGATCAGCAACACTCTAGGCCGCACTGATGTTCTGATAGATGCTCCTTTTGGCTCGGGCCCTGAGATGGAGAGGTATATCCACCTTGGCATCAACCAACTGTGTGAGGCCCCCCCGCCCCGTAGCGGCTTGCGACGATCACGGGGCGGAGTGGTGACCGCCAGCATTGAGTGCCAACACCCATGATTGACCCAGAATCATCGATCTAGAAAAAACCAGATATGTTTATCAATCTTGCGCGTCCAAGCGGAAGGAGGATCCTGCTTACTCGTTTGTTCTCGGCACTAGTTGCAACCGAGAGAGGGGAACTCGGATGGTCGTATCTCCTTCAGTGGTACCTGGTATATATAGGAGGTCGGATCCCCGACATCCTTCTGACAACTCCGACCGAGTCTCGTCAACCAGGGCTTGAGCGACTGTGGCTTGCGCCGGTCAGCGAGTCGCGACACCAGCCTTACGCTGTGTACTCGATCATCGGGTTGTGCATTGAGGCGGTGGCCGCACGACCCACTGCCAGTATGGAACGCGGTGTCACTGCTGTGTGTGAGCGAGTTGGAGAGCCACAGCTGGCTGTGACAATATTCTCTGTTGTCGCCATCTTGCGTCCAGAGGCGGACATGACGCGATGGGGGATGTGGTGCACATTTGTTCTCCGTGGCCACCATAGAATCCCCCGGCTCCCTCAGCAGGTGTCGCGTTTCATATGTACACGGGCCCTCCGATTGGCCTTCGAGGTCGGGGGCGGGGAGACCTCAGTCCCTCCAATCATTCTTGACAACCTTAATAGCAGGTTAGATCTCTCGCAGAGAGATAGGAGTAGCGCCGCGCTCCGGAGGTTCTACAGACATAGCACGTTCAGGCACCAGGCGTTCGAGGACGCAGTGTACCCGTACGATCTCACTCAGCTGCTTCACTTGAGGTAAACAGCGGAGTGTCCTCCAATAAGAAATGGAGGACCAAGAATCATCTTGAAAAAACGTCAAAGGTATGGAAAACGGGTACTATAACGAAGACTATCTATTTGACGATGAGTTCACAACCTTTGTACCTGCGGTGCGAAACTTACCCGATAGCCTCGATGCTGTTTTGAGCTCAATCGATCTCGACGCTCTCGAGAGTGCCTTGCACCCAACAAGAAGGTTTCCAGACTTAAAAACCAACGTCTCCCTTAGGAGCGAACGCGATTTTTGGGACCTTGTGAGAGCCGACAGGCTGTCCGCCCCACATGCGCTTGGGGCACTTCGATGGACTGTCAGGGACACGGTATCACTCATCGACACCGTCATAACCTCACGCAGGGCTGGGAGAAGACCCCCAGGCATCGCACGAGCCGCTGCCGTCTGCGAGAAGATAAGGAGAGGCCTTCGGCGCCGCGGAATTGATTCGCGTCCTCTAGATGGCTCTCCGACCAGTGCGACACAGGAGGTTATACAGTCTACTACGCGACTGCGAGATGCATACGACATCATGCGCAGAGACCGGGGTACAACCTCTGTTACATATGAGGGGACTCGCATACTTCTGACTGCTTACGGAGTCTTTGTTACCACCCAAGAGGTTGGGGGCACCGCGAGGGGTTTCTTTGGCCCGCTATCATTCATTCTTGCTGTTCTTAACGCCTGCGAGAACTTATGGAGGACCGCTTTGGCCTTCGAGGTTGTTGTGCAATTGCCGACCTGCACCTTGCAGAGAGTTATTGAGGTCCAGCGATGGCAGAGGGACACGATCATGCGGTATGGTGTCGGTGGGTACACCGTAGCCAAGGCCCCGGAAGCAATGTTCAAGGCCCAGATCTCGGGGGCAGGTGGTGGAGACATTCCTGGAATACCAACCTGTCTTGACAACATGGCAGAGAAATATATCCAGAAAGAACGGGACCTTGGCCTGGGCCCAGGTGAGGAAGCCCTCACTGAGCGTCTGAGGAGGATAGTGCGCGTAGCCACGTCGCCTCGGGAGGCTTACGAGATGTTTGGGTCGTACCATTTCGCAGGCTACCCCATCCTAAACCCCGTGAAGTGCGGGCAATCGTCACGAGAAGCAGCGTCGCGCCCTGACGACACCCGGGCAGACTCTGCTATCCAGGCCACGGACCTTTTTTGCCATCTCTTTCTGAAGAACTACCTACAAGTGGAAGGAAAATACCCACCGATGACCTTTTCGGGCTCTGCCCCCCGTCAAGGCTTGCAGGCGCTGCACAGATCTGGTTGTCTGACGATCTTGGATGATTCGTACCCGTTGTCCGATTGGGCTCATGTGGTCCTCGGAAAAGTGTACGATTTCGAGTTCATGCCGGACTATTCCACCCTGATGGAGGACAAGGCATGTTTTGAGGGAGTTGACCTTCGACAGCAGAGGTACTCGAGCGGTCGCCTACCGGTTGAGAAGACAAGACTCCTAGCTGCGATCTTGGATGAGCCGGGCTTTTCAAGCGAGGAGCTAATGTACAAGTATAGCACCCACACACTCCCGGAAAGGACTAGAGGAGCCAGAAAGGTGGCGAAAGAGAAAGAATATAAAGTCAACAGCGAGGGTGGAGGGGCCAGGCTGTACGTTACACAAACTTGGGAGTTCAGATGGTGTGCTGCTCTCCTGAATTACAATATCAAAGCTGGAATTTTTCAGCACTTCCCCTACACGTCCATGGCAATGAAGCAGCATGAGTTGCACAACCTCCTATCGATCTCAACCCGCAGAGGCAGAGGCGAAGTAACAGTGTGCATCGACGTCGACTACAGTTCCTGGAATACCAGGTTCCTCCAAGGGTGGATGAGGTTGTTTGGGGTTCGTTTGAACCAACTGTATGGGACGCCTGGATACTACGGGCAGATTCACGATCATTTCTCCCGCTTCGAATTCGGTGTTCATGCGCTGAAGATGAAAGTCATCTCATTGGAAGAAGCCAGGCTGCGTGAAGAACGGATAAGCAATAACACGACCTGGTACAATGACGCGACGGGAAATGAGGGCATCGCCCAGCGGGAGTGGACGTGCGCAACGAGCGTGATGTTTTATCGTGCCCTTTTGGGAACCCAGCACCGGTTCCGGATCATAGGCCAGGGAGATAATCAGCTGGTAGTCCTTGTACTGGTAGGGGTTCCCGATGGTGAGATTGGCAATGAGATCAGCAGGATCATGGGCCGAGTCGAAAGAGATTCCACGGACCTGAACCATACTTCGAAACCAGAGGAATTCACGTACTCAATGTCGATGGGGATGTATGGGAAGGAGGTGTTTTCGAACGGGGTGCAACTTCCTCAGGTCTCCAAAGCTGCAGCAAGAATATCCCCGTCTAACAGTGAGACTTTACCTACCATCGAGGAGGCCATTGGCGGGATTATGTCTGGGGCCCTCTCCTGCGCCAGAAGGTCGGACAACCCTTTGGCTGTCTACAAGCTTGGTCTGTATCACTTGGAGATGTTCATTACCAGGTTGTTGAACGGCGTAACCAACTATCCCACTGAGTTGGTTGATGTTGCACGCCCTTTATTGCAACATGCCACTGCGCTTGAAGTTATAGCGCTAGTCCCATCCCAACTCGGTGGATTCCCCGTCGTATCCTGGAGCGGATTCCTGTGGACGAGTGACTGTGATCCTCTCTCCCAGGTGCTTGCAGAGCTCCAAGTCCTAGGCGTATTTCCGCTGCCTGCGGCACTACTAAGGATGCTCGATGAAGACCAGTGGTACCAGGAGAACCCAGCCCCAGAGACGTTGATTGACAACCCTTTCGGACTCCCGCTGCGGATCCAGGCAGGTGCGGCTGGTGTGATGCACGACGCAGTGGCATCACACATTTCGAGAGCAAGAAACCAGGATGTTGCTGAACTTGTTGGCCTCAGTCGCACATCGATAGGCCCACTTCGTCAGACGCTTGCCTCGCAACGCCCCTTCTTTCCGGCAATAGTGTCCGACATGTTAGAATTCAGCTCGGTCGGGCGAGCCGAGAAACTTGTTCAGAAATACAAAACAGCAGGGTCGCTGATCGGATCTGTAATAGACGGTGGCCTTCAGCGGGATGTGTCCCATCGGTCACTACTGAGGTTAGAATCAGTAGTCCGTTGGCTCCTGGCGATTTTGGAGAGAGCAGCAAGCGGAGTGCCAGTGGGTTGGATGCAGCAGCCGTCGCACGAGTTATCATCAAGGCTAAGGTTGCGTTGGGGCTTTGGGGAGAATATGATACAAGGGTTGGACACTGTCTCACCCCTAGATTATGACCTCCGCCGGGATGCAGGACCTGGGGTTGTGGGTTTCGTGCCTGGCGGCAGCTCTCTCACTGTGGTCGGACCGTATCAGGCATGGACCGGGTCAAAGACATTGGAGATAAGAAGTGAATCCAATTACGAGGTCGAAGAGAATGCAGGGGTGCCCGACTTGTCGAAGCTAGTGTTGTCTCTGACTGCCGGGTCAATTGGCCCAAATCTGCTTGAGTTGTACGATCAGATCGCCGGCTCCAGGACTGGAACCCCTATTTCCAGGCTCCTAGCCATTCTGCCGCGAACAATTGGTGGGACACCAGCGCATAGGTATGAGCCCTTAGGAGGGGGCCGACGCATTGCCCCAGTCGGTACAATGACAGCTTCGACTTGGGTGAAGCTCGACACAGACAACATTCCGGGAATATCTGCTTCACCCGAGGACTACCAGGTACCTGTCCAAGCATTCATGTCCCTCGTGGTGTGGGCAGCCCGAGAGTCAATAGCAGCAGGCCTGCATAGTCAGGGCTACTACCGGTTGCCCCTGTCATCCAGGGGGCTCCCACAGATCCGTGACTCGACGCGGGAGATTCCGTCTCCCCCAAGTTATGGACTCATCCCGACACTCCCGAGGAATCCTTTGGCCTTTGCCCCGGAGCTTCAGGTCCGCTCCGCACGGCCTTCGATCATGGGGGAGAGAATCAGCGAGAGCCACGTAGTGCAGCACCCCCGCGGTCCGTTGGTAGGTATCTTTTTCTCTGAGCTAAGTCTTCGCCCTTCTTCGGCACTCTCACAAGATCTTGGGTCAGATCAATCGCGGGTGCAGGCGGACCATGCCGCTCTATGTGCTTTGGGCAGTCGCACGGTGTTTTTGGCAGCGGTTGACGCGGTCGCACTCAGCGCAGTATGGGCTATGACAGCCATCGTCGGACGCCAGGAGCACAGACATTTTCTCCGAGCAGTTACTCAAAACCTTGCACGAGCCCTGACAACATCTCTCAGACCTGTCCTTTTGAGCCCTCGCTTTCCGTCTGGGTGGGTCGGGCGGCAGGAGATTCTCGTCCACCGGGCCGGGGAAGGGGGCACTGTTGCCGCGATGGCGCAATTCTCCCACATCTTGGGCACACGGGCAGAGACAGTTACCACATCTGAGACAGAGATCCTCAGGGTCTTCCGCCAGGTGGTTCTTCCCTCATCAGTACGTGGGCACCCTCCGATAGTGCCGGAGCGACTTGCTGCCTACATGCTCTGCTGGGTATGGTCCCTACGAGCACCCGTGGCATTGTTCGGCCAAGCCAAGCAGTTTCTCGCCGCAGCCGTGAGGGAAGCTTCTAGACTGTCTTCTCAAGTACCAGGCAGCATTATCATGTTGCCTGCTCTGTCCGCCATGGATGGGGCATTTCGTGAGACACTTGGTCGCGCCGAACATTATCCGGCGGACGCCTTCTCACAATGCAGCCGTGTTCAGTTGATCGCTCCCGGTGACATCAACGTTGTCTACAGGGCCCTGAGGAGGTGCACCAGGGACTCAAGAGATCTCGTGCCACCAACCCGCCTCAGGAGTATGACCATCCCAACGAGAGGGATTGCGACAGCTGCAACGTTCCGCCTCTCGCCATCAACCAGGATGTTTCCGGAAACATTGGGGGAACAATCCGCAGGTAGAACCCGGCGGCAGACAGCACAAGACAAGATCTATCGCACATTCGGGTTGTATTCCACAGCCGGTCACGCTCTGCAGCCAGTGCTTGAGATGTTGCCCGAATCAGGGACATACCTCGTGGTTGGAACCGGGGCCGGCGGAATCCAGGCCCTCCTGGCTGCTATGGGCCGAGTTGCCCACGGACTTGATTTATTCTCCATCCTCCCAGTTGAATCCCACGGTCGGTACCCGATTCTGGTGCCGGAAGCCATGCCTGGCTACCCGACAGCTTACTTGAATCTCATGCATGAAGAAGGTAATGACAACTGGCTCACCTCAGATGTCCTCGGGCGATTGCATGTGGATGTAATCATCATAGATATTGAAACGGGGAGGTCCCGAACCTACATCGAAGTCCTGATGCCAATTCTCAGGCGTGGGTGGACTGGTGCGATCGTGTGGAGGAATTTTCTATCTGTGGGCGAGTTAGAAACACTTGTATCCCGGTTGGCCACATCGCAAGGGATCAGTCGATTGCAGGTGTTCTCTTTGTCCGCTGCCCCTGGTCGAGAGGTGTGTACCCCTTGGTGCCTGAAGTTCTATGTAGGGGCCAACTGCCAGCTAGCGAATGATGGACGAGTTCTTGAGATGGTGGAACCAGGCGAAGTAGTCCCCGGCGACGACGTCAGGACTGAGGCTGAAGCTTGGGCATCGTTCACGCGGGTTTTCTCTAGTGGGCTAATCGTCGCTTCCTCTCTTCGAGAGTTGTATGATGTGACAGAGAGAATGATTGTGGATGAAGTGGTGTCTAGGGCGAGCACAGTTGGGGGGACCGCACTGCACTTGTGTCGATGCAGGGCAGTTCTTCAACACCTTAGCATGTTCTCCGATCCGTGGGATGCATTCGAAGTCCTCCCCATTCGTAGATCCTACAGGGAGATAACCATCGTGCCTGACGATCAGACGGTGATGTACATGATCAAGACCTTTGGGCCGAGGATACATGCATTGGCGCGCAGGTACCCAGTGGGCCAGCAGTAGCAGATCGCACGAGATCGCTCTGGAGAGTCGCCCGACGAACGCAATCACCTGCGCCCACACGTATTCACAAGCATTAGAAAACACTTCCTTTATCTTGAAAAAACCGTGGTGGGTAACGTTGTTTTGCCCGCCCCAGGCGGATACGAAGCAAGCGTCTCTAAG